GATTTTAATTGTGGGAAAAATGGTTTTGCAATTGGACTATTTTCTATTCCCTTTTCAAGAGTATTTATTTCTTCAAAGTTAATAGTTCCAATACCAGTCCAACTACCATATTCTTTAAATTTAGGATGAGATTCATCCATAACAATATCTATAACTCTAGCAGGTATAATTTTTATATCAGAAATACCACCTGAAGAATTATCTTGAGGTGAAAATTGATCAATAAGATACCCTATTCCAGTGCTAATCCCTACCATCTTCTTTCTCGAAATTTTTATTTAAATTATCTAACTCAGCCATTAATTCAGCCTTTTCTTCTTCCGTTATACCCGTGGCATCATCGCTAGAACTATTGTTAAGCGCACGCTGTACTATGGTAGCCATTTTAATTAATTGTTCATCGTTACGTACGCCAATATCTAAATATTCTTTGATGAGGGGTACAATCAAAGTTGCATCACCTATATCAGATATTAAGGGCTTTAATTCTGAAATTAAACCTGATATCTGTTTAGATTTTTTATTTTGATTATTGTAGATTTCTTCAAGTATATCTGAGAATGATTTGTTCTTAAATACTAAGCTGTCTAATCCCATAATGTTGTTTTGTTATAAATATGGATATAAAGAAAGGTTAGAATTTAGCGTAACCATTTTCTAAAAAGAATATATATTGTTGTTTAAATATAGTATGAAGTTTATTGGCTATTTTTGTTATTTTAGGGGTTTTAGCATCTACCATTTCTCTTATGTAAATATAAAGTGCCTTTTTATTAAAAACGTCTAATGTTTCCCTTTTTCTAAATAATTCAAGTATAGCATCTGCTATTTGGGCATCATTCTTTTTTGGAAATAATATTAATAAATTTTCAGAAACATGTTCTACATAGATGTCAAGATATTTATCTAAATCACTTTTTACAATATCTTCCCCCATATTGTAAGTATGTGTAGAGTTTTCTCCTGTTAGAACATCAACATCAACTTTCTTAACCTTTTTAGTATAGTTTTTTGTGTTATATAATATTAACCAACGTTTAACAATAGTACCAAAATAAGAATATGCCTTGGTTCCTCTAGTAGGGTCAAATAAATGAAACTTTGAGAGACAGAAAGTTATTATTTCATGTTGGAGATGCTCTAAATTCTCTACCTCAGTATGATAAAATTTAAAGGTGTGAATTATATTTTGAGTAAGTTTAAAGAAAGCATAATGAATTTCAGTTTCATATATTCTACTTCTAATCTTAGAATCAGGCTCATTGTTATATCTTACAATGGCATTTTCTGTATCCTGAGTAAAGTAGTTCTTACTCTTAGGTCTTCTTTTTTTCTTTATTGGTTCCATAAGTTTTTAAAGGTTGATCTTGAATTGTGATAGATCGTTTTGGATTTTTTTGATTTCGTTGAAAAACCAACCTATCTCATCATCACCTTCAAATGTTCCCTTTGCATCTATCTCTGATAGTTTAGTTGCAGAATCTTCTATTTGGGATGTTATGTTATTTAAAAATTTGGATTGGGATAAAATGATATCTTCTGCCTTTTCAGTTTTACGCAAAAGATTAATGGTCGTGTATCCTAAGATAACGACCAATATTCCTAATATTCCTAATATAATTTCTATCATAAGTTGTCTAACATACTCTTTAACCCGGGACTTGATATTGAGCTAAGTGCCTTGGTTTGAGTATTAGTTTTTTTATTTGACGCCAATGTATAATTCTTCTTTGGCGTCGCCACGCTATTCTTAGATAACTTTGGTAACCATTCAATCTCGAATTCAATACGCGCCGCCATCATATCTGCTTGGTGTAAAATAAATGGAAGAGATGTGCGAGGTTTGGTTTCTGGCATAAATGATTTTAAATATTTTTCATTTGCTGCGTCATATAAACCATCGTGTGTCTGAATGGCAACCATTTCGTTGAAAGTGTATTTAATATCATGTTGCTGAAGGAGAAATAAACCACGATCTGGAACTGATGCAAAAGGTAATGAGGTATTAAACGCATATGTTTCACCCATTTTATCACGTCTCCAATTATCTGTCTGAGGAATATATGCATCTTCAGTATCAGAACCCATTTTACCTAGGTCATGGTTAATTGCCGAAAATACCAATTCTTCCTGGGTAAATGTAGTCATATCACAACCAAACGATGCCCAAACGTCGGACATTGCCAATGCTCCTTTAACCACGCGATTAACATGATCTACATAACCACCGGGAAATGCTGAATGATATTTTTTATTATTAGCTGCGGGCATTAATATAATACGATCTTCAAATTTACTATAGAAATCAAGTAAAATCTGTTTACGATCTCCAGTAATATAGGTTTCAATGTTAGTGTTAAATTCGATCCAATTTGCTTGGATTTGTTCTGCTGTTAATGTCATAACCTTAATTTTTTATCGTTTATATTTTAACTCATCACTAGACATTGGCTCCATTTCAACCATTGATTTCATTTCTTCAATTAAATTTTGTGCCTTACTAAGGTTGGACTTATAAATTTCGATTGGTTCTTGTCTGTTAACAATTTGTTCTAATGTAATTAGAGTAGTTTCTAATTGGTCTAGTTTTCTTGTAATTAAATCTCTATTTCTCATAACTTATTTATTGTTTATTGTATGTTGATATGGGTAACGTTACCCTTATTCCTTTTATCCCTTTGTTTCCATCCCTATTTTTCCCTATTTCCCTAAATCTGTAATTACAATATACGAGGGGATCTTTGGGGATCCTAATTATCTTTTGCTTTCTTTTAAAATTTGTTGAAATTTAAAAATATGTGCACATTTTTCATATTCTTCTCTATTCTGGAAATATAAAATTGCACTTTCTAAGGCACTATTTAATATCTTAGGGTTAAAATCTAATACTGCGAATATATCTTCCTTATTATTAAGATTTACTTGATTTAAATAAAACCAAGCTCTGTTATATACAACAAATTCAGATGATTCCTTTGTAGATTCAATATTATAACTAGGTTCTTCGGTTTTAAGAAATTTTTCTAGTTTTAAATGAAATGTATGATGGTTTAATATTAATTTAACAAACATACCTATCTTAATTGTAGGGCTAGTTTTAAATTCTTCTAATTTTTTGCTAATGTTTTTAGCATTCTTTAGAGTATCAAAATCCCCTTCAAATAGACCAAATATGTTATCCTTATTTATTCCACCTTTTTTCATCAATTATAAATATGCCTTATTTTAAAAACCTCCTATTTCATTTTCAATATCACCTTGCATCTTTTGAAGTTGAGCATACTCAGCAACAACATCTTCTTGATTAGAGTTTTCTGGGTGGAATCTCCAAAGATCTTCCATTACCGATGTTATTGAAATCAGGTCATTAATTAATTCTACTTTTTGTTCCTCTAAAGTTAATCCTTCCATTTTATTTAAATTTATTGCCGATTAATATAATATTTTCTTTTGCTTCTTCCAAACTTATTTGAAAAAATTCTTTATGACTATTAACACGTTGTGCCTTTAATTTATGATGTACTTCTCTTTCAACCATTTCACCATTAAAACATTGGTAAGCCCATTCTACTTTATAAGGTAAAGCAACGCCGGTGGCGGAAGATATTTGTTTGGCTCGTTCTTCGGGTAACTTCTTAGTATACCCTATCTTTAACAACCCAGGTGATGAAGGATTTGATAAAACATAAACCCATTGATCTCCTACGCCTTTATCCGTATATAACCCATATTTTTTATCGGTATAATACGTTATATCTTCCCATCCATCACCCTTTGCGCTAGGTGATAGTGTAAAGTATTTAGCGTGTTCTAAATCCGTGTTTCCATAATTTTCTTTTAGCGGGATAAACTTCTTAGCTTTGCCTACTGTTAATCTAGTTAAACTCATTCGAATATTATTTTAAATTCTTTTTCAACTTCTATATCTCTAGGAAATATTGTTTTAACAAACACTGTAGTTGTGTCCCCTACCATCTGATTATCAAAAAATATCTGTTGTTGTGGGTGAGTATTATATTTACTGTAAGTACCTACTAATGTTTCTGAGTATGGGCAATCCATACATTGGTTTTTATTAATAGAATAACCTACAATGTTTAATGGTGGGAAATTCTGCGCCATATCTTCTAAAGTATACGTTAAATTACCTATTGGAATTGGGTTATTAAAACCACCATCTGTAAAATACCCTAACACACTATATAAAGGTACTGTAAAAGTAATA